TATTCATCGACGAACTCCGAGAGATCAACGAAGAAGGCTACCGAGCAGCAATTCCAACGACTAGAGCGCGTCCAAATTCTCAGACGCTTCTTACCTCTAATGCAGGAGACGCTTTCAGCCTAGTCCTTAATGGCATGCGTGAAAGAGCCCTAGAGAACCCTCCAAAGTCCTTCGGGTTTTACGAATACTCAGCTCCCCAATACTCAAAGATTACAGACCGCTCAGGTTGGGCTCAGGCTAACCCTGCGCTTGGCTTTACCATTACGGAGGAAACCCTTGAAGAAGCAGTTGCAACTAGCCCTATTGAAAACACTAGAACTGAGCTACTATGTCAATGGATTGATTCTCTCAGCTCTCCTTGGCCTCATGGCATTCTTGAAGATACAAGCGACTCAGCACTCACGATTCCTGTGGGCGGTTATACGGTCTTTGCATTCGATGTCAGTCCATCTCGTAGGAATGCAAGTCTGGTTGCTGGGCAGATACTCCCAGACGGTCGCATCGGAGTTGGCATTCTCCAGACATGGGAGAGCCAAGTAAGCGTCGATGATCTCAAGATTGCAGCTGAGATAAAAGGCTGGGCTGACCAGTATCGCCCTCGCCAAATCTGCTTCGATAAGTACACGGCTCAGTCAATCGCAGACCGACTTACTAACGCAGGGCAAATCTGCATGGACATTTCTGGAGCTGCGTTCTATCAGGCTTGTGGTGATCTACTAGATGCCTTGGTAAACCATCGCCTAGTTCATTCGGGTCAAGAGAACTGGGTGCAACAGATGAACAACTGCGCAGCTAAGACAAACGACTCTTCATGGCGAATTGTTAAACGTAAATCAGCAGGCGATGTATCAGGTGCAATCTCTACTGCAATGGTTGTCCATCAATTAACGAAACCACAACAGGTAGCGGCAATCTACAGCGATTGACCTACATGTAGTGTATAATTGCCCTCTATGGGTCTCTTTTCGCGTAAGCAAGTAATCGAAGCACAAGCCGCACCTCAGCTAATGTCTGACGCGTTTTACGGATATAGCAATTACTACCCATCAGCAGTTAGCCGCAACATGGCACTCAGCGTTCCCGCAATCAAAAGATGCAGAGACCTAATCTGCGGAACGATTGCATCAATTCCTCTTGAGTATTACAAGAAATCAACAGGAGAACACATTGCTTCTCCTCGATGGGTAGAACAACCTTCAAAGAATCAACCACGTTTTGAAACTTTGTATTTTACCCTTGATTCGCTTCTCATGTTTGGGACTGCGTATTGGAGAATTACAGAGGTTTATCAGGAAGACCAGCGCATGGCAAATGCCGAGTGGGTTGGTAATGGTCGCGTCAGCTTTGAGACTGATCCTCTAAGCCATTACGTTACACAGTATTACGTCGATGGCATTCCAGTTCCAATGTCAGGTCTTGGGTCTCTTATTACTTTCCAAAAGGACGAGGGCATTCTTTCTGTAGGCGCTCGTACAATTCAAGCCGCTGTTGATGTTCAAAAGGCTGCCGCCGTTGCTGCTGCAACTCCAATGGCAACCACAATTCTTAAAAACTCTGGTGCAGACCTTCCTCCTAACGAAGTCTCTGGACTCCTCTCAGCTTGGAAAGCTGCTCGCCGTAACGGTTCAACTGCCTACCTCACTTCAACTTTAGAAGCGCAGAATCTTGGCTTTTCACCTAAGGAAATGCTTTACAACGAAGCAATCCAGAACCTAGCAACAGAATGCGCACGCCTTTGCTCTGTTGATCCATATTATGTTTCAGCATCACAGAATACAACTATGACTTACGCAAATGTTCAAGATGAACGTAAGCAAATGGTTGCTTTCACACTTCAGCCTTACGTCTCAGCGATTGAGTCACGCCTTTCCATGAATGACGTCTCCACCGATGGACATTATGTAAAATTTGCGTTGGACGACTCATTCTTGCGCACAGAACCAATGGAACGTCTGCTCGTACTTGAGAAGATGCTTCAACTAGGGCTGATTACAACTGAACAGGCAATGGAAATGGAAGATTTATCTCCAAACGGAAGCGAGAGCTAATAATGGAAACTCTATACATCGAAGCATCATCTATTGAGTGCAGCGAAGAACGTCGCGAAATCTCAGGGCTTATCGTCCCAATGGGAACAGGCGAAGTCGGTCACACAAACCTCGGCGGGGCAGTCTTCGAAGCTGGCTCAATCGACGTTACCGACATCTCCAAAATAAAATTGCTTTCACAGCACGACATGAAGAAGCCAGTTGGTCGCATGACTGCTGCTGAAGTTCGCCCTGAAGGAATCTACGCAACATTCAAGTTGTCACGTTCTACAGGTGGCAACGACGCTCTTATTCAAGCTCAAGAAGGATTAGTATCTGGTCTTTCTATTGGCGCAGAGATTATTGCATCAAAGCCATCACGCAGCGGACACATGGTTGTCACAGCTGCAAAGTTAAAAGAAGTTTCTCTAGTAACAGAGCCAGCCTTTAAGTCTGCTCAGGTACTTGAGATCGCGGCAGAGGAATCAATCCCTGTCGAGGAAACCCTACCTACAGAAAGCGAGACAGTCGTGGAAGACACAACAGTCGAAGCAACACCAGTAGAAGCCGCAGCTGTCGAAGCTGCTCGCCCTACAATTACAGCAATGGCATACACAACGCCACGCATTGACACAAACCCAGCAGTTTTCCTAGAAAACTCAATCCGCGCACAACTTGGTGATGAGTCAGCTCGTCAGTATCTTGCAGCTGCATCAGACACAACAACAACTGAAGTTGCTGGTCTTGTACCAACACGTCAGCTAACAGAAATCATTAACAACAAGTCTACAGCTGGTCGTCCATCTATCGATGCGATTTCTACTGGCACACTTCCAGACGCAGGATTTAAGTTCCAGATTCCTCGCGTTAAGGCTGTTCCAACAGTTGCAGAAACAGCACAGAAGGCTGCGTTCTCAGATACTCAGGTAGAAATTGAGTACCTTGATGTTGATGTTAAGAAGTACGCAGGAATGCAGTTGTTCGACGTAGAAGTTCTTGATCGTACTTCACCAGCATTCTTTGCAGAATTGCAGTCACTCATGGCTGATGCTTACGCAAAGGCAACAAACGTTGCAGTTCGTACAGCAATTCAGGCTGGAGCAACAGCAGATGCAACAACAATCACACTTCCATGGGACGGCGCAGAAATGGCTGGCTTTATTGCTCGCGCTTCTGACTCTATCTACACAAACACACTTCGTTTTGCATCAGGCGTAATCGTTTCTCCTACACAATGGAGCAACATCATGGGAATGGTGGATTCTTCAAACCGTCCTCTATTCATCGCTTCACAGCCACAAAACGCAGCAGGTAACGTTTCACAGTCACTTCGTGGATCGCTACTCGGACTCGACTTGTACGTTGATTACTCACTCACAGGTGTAGCAGACGGCTCAATCGTCGTTGTGAACCGCGAATCATTCACATGGTTCGAGTCAAGCCGCTTGCAGCTTCGTGCTGACAAGGTCGGTACAGGTCAGGTTGAAGTTGGTTACTACGGTTACGGTGCAATCGCAACCAAAGTTCCTTCAGCTGGTGGCGCATTTAAGTTCAATAACGCTGCATAAGTAACACCCTAAGTCGCTTGAGGGGGCTGCCAGAGCCCTTGCAGTCCCCTCAAGTCTTTAGAAAGGATAACAATGAGCATCACAACAGTTGCAGAACTTCGCACAGCCCTTGGCGTAGGTACTCTCTACGCTGATGCCGTCTTGCAAGAAGTATGCGATGCTGCTGATAACGTCTTGTTGCCCTTTCTATGGAAGAACCAAATGCCTACAGTTGCTCACAGCAATTCAGGTACAGTTGGAACTCTCTACTTTGATGAACCAGTCCGAGACATGTTCTACGTTGGACAGTCAGTAACCATATCGGGATCAGGTACAAAGTTCAATGGCACTAAGACCATTACAGGCGTTTCTGAGTATTCTTTCAATGTAACAACAACTCACACATCAGATAACCCTTATCATACTATTCAGCCTTACGGCATTGCAGCAGCTGAGACTTACACAGATTACACAACAGTCCCAGCAGTTGAAGAAGCCGCTCTCATGATTTCAATCGACATTTGGCAATCACGCCAAGCCCCTTCAAGTGGTGGCGTATCTATCGACGGCTACACCCCTAGCCCTTACCGCATGGGTAACACGCTTCTTGCTCGCGTTCGTGGCTTACTTGCACCTTATCTTGACCCTCGTTCTATGGTGGGCTAATGACAGCCATCACCACACTTCGCGCAACTATTGCAGCAGCAATTCAAGATGATGCAAGTTATTCAACATTTAGCTTCCCACCCGCAACCCCTATTGCTAACAGCGTAGCGGTTGCTCCTGCATCTGGTGACTACCTTGTGCCTAACAATAATCAATGGGCAACAATCAATCCTTTAGCAAACCTCGAACTTCGTTTATATGTGCCACTATTCGACAACCAAGGTAATCTCGCGGGCATCGAGGACATGATGGTAAAAGTATTTAACAAGTTAGCAGCGTCATCAATTAAGTTTAATATCGGCTCAGTAACAAGTGTGGGAACAGTAGAAATTGAATCTGGCACACTTCTAGGAGCAGTTATTAACATCTCAACCCTAACGGAATGGAGTTAATCATGTCAGATTGGCAAGATGAACAGAAAGCGTTCTTGGAGAAAATCGGACAGGTTGCTCCATCAACACCCGCACCAGCGAAACCAACAAAGAAAGATGAGGAATAACTGAAATGGCAGTTTTCTTAAATAATGGCGTATCCGT